CCGGGGCAGGGTCACCGATAATCAAGGCCCCAGGCAATTCCGCCAGGGCGAATCGGTCCGGCCGCCCACCCACGCCTTCTTCTCGAATACGCCGGACCACCTTGAAATTCAATAGCGGCCGAAGTCGTCGTTTCTTCCCCAACCAGGAAGAGAGCGCTTCCCGGGAAAGGCCCCAGAAATGGGGCAGCCCTTTCGAGCAGAACATCACGCAGGAAGACATCCGTTATCTCATCCGCCGCGACGAGCTCGCCTACCGCACATTGATGAGGTGGACCGGCGCCGTGTTCAACCGATGGCTCAGTTACACATCCGACAACATCGAACGCCAGAAAAAGGTTGAGGAAATCTACGCCGATCTAAATGTCAAGGGCATTTTCAAGCGCGCCTATATGCTATCGAAAGCAGACGGGTTCGGGCTCATTGCCCTCGGCTGGATCGAGCCGAACCCCGACGCCACCAAGGAGCCCACCACCGTCTCAGGCATCGACTACCTCCACGCGATACCGTCCACGGCCGTCTCCCTCATCCACGAGGACCTCGACCCGCTCTCCGATAGTTACGGCGAGATCACTGCCTACACCATCAAGCAACCCGTCGGCAGCAAGGACCAGACCAGCATGGGCCAGCCGACAGAAAAGATTTTCCCGGCCTCAAGGTTCCTCCACTGGCGCAACGACTTCATCGACGACGATCCAAAAGGCATCTCGATATTCGAGACGCTCTATGACAAGTTCACCGTCAAGAAAAACATGGACTACGCAATCGGCGAGGTCATGATTTCCACGGCCAAGCCCTTCCCCGTTCTCACGCTCCCCGACGATGCCGACGACGATGAAATGGACGCCGCAGATGGAGAACTCGACAACATCGACATTAAATCACATTTCATCATGCCAACCGGATATGATCTCAAGTTCGAGGGCCCCACCAATGTCCTCAACCCCAAGCCCTACACGGATTACATGCTCCAGACCCTTGCGGCCGGCAGCCTCGGCAGCAAGGTCGCTCTCCTGGGCGCAGAAGCGGGCGCCCTCACCGGAAGCCAGGTGAACATCGGCGAGTGGTATGTGTCGGTCGCCGACGAGCAGAAGAATGTCGTCGAACCCATGCTCCGGGAGTTCAACAAGCGCCTCGAGGACATGAAAATCATCCCGCCCGGGAAGGACAAGTTCGAATGGGCCGCGCTCTACGAAATGGACGACAAGGAAAAGGGTCTCATCGAGGCCTCCAAGGCACAGGCTCTCGCCTCGATCGCCTCCACGATCTCGTTGATGCAGACCGCCGGGTGGCGGCTCTTCAACATCGAGGAGCATCTCTACTGGGTCAAGGGCGACATCGTCATCAAGTTCAAGGCGGGCGCAGACCTCCTCGAGGCCGCACCGGATGTCAAAGCCCCCGTCGAGGTCAAGCCGCCGGCGGCGCCGGCCGCAGCGCCTCCAGTTCCAGGAGCCCCGCCGTTTGCGCCAGGCGCCCCGCCCGGGGCCCCGCCCGCCCCAACGGGCCCGCCCCAGCCTCCGGGCCGGCAGCAGGCCCAGGAACCGCCCAAGGCCGCGATCTCCCAGAAGCCCATAGAGAACCGCCGGCCGCTCCTCAACGACGCCGTCCACGCCCAGCTCTACGGCGAGTGGTACGAGAAGACCGAGGCCCTGGAAAGCGCCTTCGGCGACGCCTGGCGCAACTTGACCACGGTCCTCGAGGCGCAGATCCTCGCCGACCTCAAGAAGGCCTGGGAGAAGCACGCCGGGCCCGTTGGCCACACACCGCCGGCCGGCAAGGCCTCCGCCCCGGGCGCGAACGCCAACACAGCCATCCCCGACTTCGCCGCCGTCCTGCAGGAAATGGGGAGCTGGAAGCCGTCCGGCTGGACCTCGTTCCAGAAGGCCTTCGACGCCTTCGTTCGGTCGGCCTATGATTCCGGCGCGGAATCCACCGCGCAGAACATCGGGGAGCAGTTCGACATCAGCAAGCTCCGCGACACGAACACCATCAAGCTCATCCAGGCGTCGAGCGAGACCCTGGGCAAGAACACCTACCTCGACACCCACAAGGACGCCATGATGGAGATCGCCGAGGGCCTCAAGAACGGCGAATCCTACGCCCAGATAAACGACCGCATCGCCAAGAAGTTCACCGAGTTCGGCGACGGCATCCCCGCCACGGTCCAGAAGGTCGTCCACGAGGCCGCGAGCCAGGCCCGCTGGGACACGATGAAGGAGCTCGGCGTGGACAAGGGCGTCTTCACCACCGCCCGGGATGACCGGGTCAGGCCCGAGCACGCCGCCATGGAGGGCATGGTCGTGACCCGGGACGAGGCGATGCCGTACCTCAGCGACTACGGCTGCCGGTGCACCATCGTCCCGCTCTCCATCTATGATCAGTGGGTCGCAGAAGCCCAGGCCAGCGGAGGTGGCGAATAATGCCATACGATAATTATCATGTCGTCATTGTCCGACCCGAGAGCGCATTCGAGAAAGATAGCATCCGGAGGAAGCTTCTCCCGAAATCGAAGGGTGGGAAAGGCGGCGTCATCATTAATCTCGGCCGCCCCCGGGGCAAAGACACCATGGAGGCGCATTCCTACTGGTTCCCCAGGCAGCTCTATACAATCGCGGAAGTCAAGGCCTGGCTCAAGGAATATGGTGTCGAGGATTATCAAAAGATCGAGCCAGCCTCTGGAAAGGATTCCCTCCCTTCAATCGACGATTTGAGCCTGAATGCCTTGGATTTCGAGACTCGTAATGTCTGCATAAATGCCAAATTGAACGATGTCGAGGCCGTCGACGAGGGCGACCGGGTCCGGTTCCCCAAGGTGCCCATCGCCGCCGAGGGCATCTTCACCACGCCCGACGGCAAGAGCAAGGGCTTCCGGAGTGCCGACGAGGTCCGCAAGATGGTCCCGTTCTGCAACGGCTTGCGCGTCGTCGTCAACCATCCGGACCCGACCACAGTCGGCGTGACCGCCGCCAATCTCGCCGATGAGAATTTCCCGGTCATCGGCTATACCGAGAACGCCTTCGGCGACGAGAAGGCCGGCCTTGCCAGGGCCAATGCCGACATCGTAGTCCTCAAGCAGGACCGCGCCGGCAACGACCAGACCCGCCTCATCGAGCAGATGAAGAACGGCCAGCTCAAGTGCCTCTCCATCGGCTACTTCTACGCTCACCAGGACCAGGTCGGCGAAGCGCTGGGCGAGAACTACGACCACCTCGAGCTCGATGTGAACCCCTACCACCTCGCGCTCCTGGACGGTTTCGAGCCCCAGTGCGCCCCCCCGATTTGCGGCATCGGATGCAATACGAAAGACAAGGTCGGCTGCAACTGCGCCGGCTGCTCTCATTCTCATCCAACTCAAGAGGAGGTTACAGATTTGGGAAACGACGACAAGAAGACACCGGAATCCAACGCCCCCTCTGTCAAGGAGATGAACCTCGCCACCATCGCCGGCCTCAACGCTGAGGTCAAGGCCCTGGTGGACGCCAAGGCCGCCGCCGAGAAGAAGGTGACGGACCTGGAGACCGCCGCCCTGGCCCTCAACAAGAAGGTCAAGGACGGCGACGAGGCCATCGCCAAGATAGAGAAGATGAAGGCCGAGGAACGGCAGGCGAAGCTCGCCAGGCTCAAGGAGTCCTACGGGGAGGAGACCTTCAAGGCCATCTTCCCCGAGGACCAGCTCGCCGGCGTCAGCGATGCGGAGATCGACCGCTCACTGGCGCTGGTGGACACCCTGGGCTCGGAGGACGCAGCGCCCGCCGACGCCCCCGCCCCGCCCATGGCCCACAGCTCGAAAGAGTTGAAGGTCCCGGCCGGAAAGACCGCACCCGCCCCCGGCGCCAACGCCGAGGACGACATCCCCGCGACGCAGAAGCTCTACAAGCCCCTGAGCTTCAAGCCGATCACGGCGGACAGCCCCCATCAGTAGAGGGGCACAACGGAGACCAGAACGTCATGGCACAAAAGACTTCGATAGTTGTCCCCACCACCGCCATCCGGTGCGGGGCCAACCTCATAGTCGCGGAGTTCGTCGCGGCAGGCGCCATCACACCGGGCAACCTGGTGAAGTACGGCGCCGGCGTGGAGCGCGTCATCGTGACCGCTTCCGGTGATACCCTCTGCATAGGCGTTGCAGACCTCAACTACAGCGCCCTTGCAGTCGGCTCGCCCGAAACGACCGCCTTCGCGAGCGGGGACCGGGTCCCCGTGATCATGGATGGGCTCGTCTGCGTCAAGGCAGACGCCGCCATCACGGCGGGAACGCGTGTGTCCGTGGGCACGACCACGGTGTACTACGTCCTGACGGAAGCCGCCTCGTTTGCCGGCATCCAGGCGGGCGTGGGCAGGTGCCTGACAACGGCAGGCGCTTCGGGCGACAAGGTCGTCGTCAGGTTGTGGTGAGACCATGAAAGACATACGCCATGTGTTCTCGGACCGCGCCATCCGGAGCGGTCTCAACAGCATCATGACCCAGGACGACATCCGCGCCCTCAAGCAGGACATCACCGAGACGGTTCTCCCGAACCTTCGCGGCAGGGAGTTCCTGCCCATCAACCTCGTCGAGAAGAACGCGGAGTTCTTCGGGTTCTGGCTGGAGACCCAGATGCAGGACGCCATCATCGGCGGACGGCGCACGAGCGCCCTCACCAAGGACGAGCTGAAGGAGACCCTCCAGACCCTGGTGCCCATCCCGATGTTGCGGCGCCCCTTCGAGATATACACCACGGACCTCTTCGCAAAGTCCAACGCCAAGGAGCGGAGCGCCAAGAGCGCCGCCAGGCAGGTCAGCGAGGGTGAGAACGACCTCATCTACAACGGCGCGACCTACCCGGTCGTCAACGGACTTCTGGGCGCAGCGGGCAACAGCCAAGCCGCGTCGTCCGTGTGGTCCGCAGTTCCGGGCACCGCGATACCCTACGAGGACTCCAACAACCTCATCGCCCTCAACGAGGCGGACGGATTCATGGGGCCATACATCATGGCCGTGGACCCGATAAACCTCGGCGAGATGAGGAAGCGCGAAGTCGTCGCGGGCGGCAGCGCACGGAGCCAGCTCGAACTCATCCTCGCAGGCCTTCCGATCCAGAAGGTCATCGGGGACCCGAGCATGACCCATGGGACTCCCATCATCATGCAACCGGGCGACCAGAACTCCTGCCTCGTCGTCGCGGAGGACATCACGGTCGAGTTCTTCGACATGAACATCGACCACTGGATACAGGGCCAGGTCTACGAGCGCGTGGCCCCGGCAGTGTTCCAGGCGAACTCCGTCGGCAAGATCACGGGCGCATAGAGGAGGACAAGACACCACCATCCGGAGGGGGCGGGAAACCACCCTCTCCTCTTTCACAGTCCGAAGGGACAGGTAGGAGGTCAATGCAGGAGGAAAAGAAAAATATACAGGCGGAGAAGAACCCGCTCAGGGTGCGTCTCATCGACGAGGCGAAAGAGTTCCAGGCGACCTACAAGGACGGCAAGGGAAACACGGTGAACCTGCGGTTCAACCGGGATGCAATGGAAAATAATGTTCCCCCGGAAGCCGAGGCACAGGTGCGGGCGAACATGGAATGCCCATTCCCGAATGTCTACGATGTCAATGCCGAAATCACGCCGGAAGTCCAAGCCTTGCTCGCCCAGAACCAGGTGAGGCACATCCCGCCCGGGAAAGTCGCAAAGCGTGTCGTCCGCTAACGCGGGCGACCTTTATCTTTTTTCGACCCGAATGGGCCGTCAAGGAAAGGAGACCGGATAAATGTCAGACACAATCATAGACGAGGATACGAAGTTCCAGGCCTACTACGAGAAGGCGAAGCAAGACCAGCCGCGGGTCCTGGCGCTCGTCGCCAGGAAAGTGGACCTGGTCGCAATCGCTCAGGAGCACCAGGCCAAGCTCTTCCAGACGCACTGCTCCTCACCCATAGCTCAGGCCCACCCAACGCCGGCGACAGGGAGCAAGGGCACCGCATGCCTCTCCAGCTCGAACGGTGAAGGGGACATCTCGGGTCTCGAAGTCCAGGGTAGAATCCCCTGGGACAAGTTCTTCAAGTTCCTCACTTTCATCGCTATAATCCTCGTGATCGCCGCCGCGGGGGGAAGCATCGTCAAATACGCCACCACCGGCGGATTCGTCATAGTCGCAGGTGCGGAATCGACCAACAACACGACCCACAACCAGACCGCGGAGGAAGCGAACGAGGCATCCTGGCATCCGGCACCAGTGGATCACCTGCTCATCGTAATTGGTTGGTCTGGGATGGCCATAATTCTCACTGCTTGGTTCTGGGACAAATATTATCGAAAGGAGAGCCCAACGGCATTCTTGAAAGGGCTCATCCATAGCCTCGACGCCCTCTACGCCAATCCCACCGCCAAGGCCTGGATAGACCAGGAATGGGATAAAACCATCAAGCCGGCCCTGGATGCGGAGATAGAGAAACTCCTCGGCGATAGTGCCTACCTCGATAAGGCGCTCGAACTACTGAAACAGTGGGGTGCGACCTGATGGCCTACAACGCCGACCTCGTCCGGGTCAAGCAGGCCGCCAACATCGCCACCACGAACAGCGATTTCGATACCGAACTTACCGAGGCCCGCGACAAGGCCTACAACTTCATGAACAACATTCTTGTCGTCACGGCCCCTGCTATTCCGCTCACCGGCCTCAGCACGGGAGACACGAACCTCATCTGCCAGATAGAGGCGGACATGGCCGCGGGGTTCTTCAAGGAGCAGACTACGCAACCCGTTGAGGGCGAACGGACCAAGAAGCACATCCTACGAGAAAGGGCCGAGCAGATGCTCCAATCATTCATCGGCTCGCATTACGGGGCCACAGGTTCCCGCCGCTCAAGCTTCTTCCGCAACACCCGCACCGCCAGGAGACTCGAAATCGACGCCAGCGAACCCGACACTTTCAACGAGGTGGACTGAGTGGTCATGTTCCGTGGGAGAAAGATAGGCATGGACTTCGGCCAGTTCATGCAGCGCCAGGTCCGGCACATCGGCGGCCGCCAGCGCTTCCCGGGCGGGGTCAAGTGGGACGACGAACTCAAGGAACAGTGTGGGGCCAGGGACGGGCAGCCCGTGGTCATCACGAACAAGAACTGCCCCTCGAGGAGATAGATGACGACCGCTCCACCTTCAGCAACAAATCCGCTGTTCGTCATGAAGGTGGACATCGACGAGGCCATGCGGGTGATCACATCGATCAGGGCCGAGCGCATCCCCCGGTTCCTCGAACTCTACAACCAGACCATGGCGCTCCAGGCGAGAACGCTCATGGTGCAGTTCTCGTCTTCGCCGTATATTGAACGCCAGTCCGGGGACCTGGTCACAGGCATCGACATCTTCAAACTCCCCGATGGTTTCATAGTCGGCCCCACCGTCTACTACGCCAAGTGGGTCTACGGGGGCCACAGGAATATCGCCTGGGGCCACGACACCGGCAGAAGGGTCCGGGCCCGGCCGGCGCACATCTGGGCCAAGACGATGCTCCTGGCCCGGCAGCCGGGCATTGTCATGGCCTGCGCCGAGGCCGCGCTCAAGGAGGGCAAATGATACCCATCCTGCTCCTCCTATTCCTCTGCCAGCAGGTATCCACCACGGTCTCGAAGGCGCCGACCCGCCGGCTTGAGCTCCCGGTCCTGGACGCCATCAAACTCCGGCTCGAACTCAGGCGCATTGACCGGACCAGGCCTTTCAAAATGAGATGGAACCAACGGAAGGTCCAGACCGAGGGCGGCGGACTTAAAATCTACACGCCCTGGTACTTGCGGAGGCGGACGGCCTGCGCCGTGGCCGGCATCGTGGCCCTCATGGTCCTCGTCCAGGTCCTGGGCCAGCATCACCTCATCCCATTCGTCGCCGGCATGACCGCCTGGGTGGACGGCAACACCAAGGCCGCGCCCACCGCCGACAACATGGACGGAGGCGGGACGGACCTCGCGAGCGGGGACACGGTTTCGCTGGCCACGAAATCCCTCATCATCGACAAATCAGTTGGGAGCGGGAGCATAACGATAACGGCGGGGACCTTCACATCGAACGCTTCCTGCGTTCTGACGATGGACGCCGGCGGGGACATCTTGGTCGGGGGAGCGTCTTCAATCAGCGGGTCAGTCATACCGTCGGCGACGAGCGTGTTTCAGTTCGACGGCGCCAACACCATCAACAACGGCGGGACATTGGGTGTAAATGTGGCATGGACCTGGATACAAACTAACACTTTTGTTTTGGCGGTCGGAGGAGCAGTATACGCTCCAAATGGAGCAGGGGAATTCAAATTTGGGAATGCTGGCGCTTGCCTTATGGATATTAACGGTGACTATCATCACGACAATGGAAAGTTAAATGTAATATCCGGTGTCGGGAGCATTCATCCGGGTGGTGCCGTATTCTATGATATTCTGACGGTAAGCTGCTATTATGATGAGAACATAACCATAGAACACAACCTAACAATCAACGGGCCTAATTATTGGGAAGCACAAGGAGTCTGTACAGTCACGATGGGCACGACTTCCGCTGCTGCCACGATAGTAATGAACAGCGGTTATATCGATTTCAAAATTACTGGTGGCGTGACATTTCAGAGCGCAAGTGTGTCATACAAATGCGTCGTGACAAGTTCGGGGAATACTGGATTTCAATGGGCGGGCACCAATGCCGTAGCAAATCTGAAATGGCTCGACATACAGTACAATCTCACGACTGACTACGGTGGCCATTATGCGGGTGCCTTGAATATCACGGGAGACTGTAACCTCCAGAACTTCACCATCAGCGCCACCCATACATTCACCTGCACGACCTCGGCGGCCGTGACGCTGAACCTGGCCGCCAGTAAGACATTCAGCAACGGCAGCACCTTCACGATGGGCGCGGGCACCGTCATCAGCGGCGGGTCCGCCACGACCACGGTGCTCGCCAACACCGGGACCTGGACCTGGTCCTCCTGCACCTTCTCCAAGGTGGACATTCAGTTCACCATCACGACTCCCGGCACCGGCAAGACCATCGCTCTGAACAATGTCACCGTGGATGGCGTCTCCGTCGTTGCCCTCGACACCATCACCTTCTCCGATTACTGCGTCTCCTCCGCGGGTTTCGCCGTCGCCGCGAACGCCAACCTCCAGGTCAACCTCAACGGTCACGTGATATTCGTATCAAACTCCACCTGCTCCGGAACCCTCATCGTCTACGGCTCGCTCTTACTCGACAACTCCGCGACCGTGAACACCCCCGGAGCCCATTCAGGTACGATAACCGGAACGGGAGCCATCCAAGGCGTAGGAACCTCAGTACCGTACCTCTACTTCACCAACATGGCTGTAGGAGCCCACATCGATTGCATCAATGCCGTTCTCGTCTTCGACACCTCGGGCGCATCCGTAGCGGTCGGAAGGAACACCGTCGCCACGGATATTATCACTATCCTGGCGGCCTCCACCAAAACGAACCTCTCCGCTCTCTTCGACAACGCCATCGAGTACGGAACAAGAACCTTCCCCGAGTTCTTCGCGTCCCAGTACAAGGCCGGCGTCTTCGTCGGCATCTCCCGCGCTCCCTTGGATGTCGATGGGATGAGCGGCGACTTCCAGGACGCTCTTATCGGTATCGAGTTCCAGGTCTATGTCATGGGCCATTCGCCGAGCAAGGACCAGAAGCTCGCCGTGGACCTCGCGGAAGAAATCGAAGCTGAATTGCTCGCCGACAACCACAAGGTTCTCGTCAACGGCGGCACCATCATCACCTTCTCCGAGTTCATCAAAGGCCCGCCGATCGGCCACGGCGATGTCACGCTCCATTTCGTATTGCTCGAATGCCAATACAGGAAGTCAACGACAATCTGAGGAGGAAGAAGAATGCCGAAAATATATGTCTATGTCGGAGGAGCAACAGAATGCATGAAGGTCCAATTCCCGCACCCGATCAAGTGGGGTGTTCCGTTCATGGTCGAGGACATCTTCGACGACCTGTTCGTGGACGACCCCATCTACATCGAGGTCAAGCTCAAGGACGCAAAAGCGATCCAGGACACGCTCGATGCAGCGGGCAAGGATCCCGGAGCGGCCGCAGACGCGAAGATAAAGGCGGTCGAGGGGCTCAAGCCCGCAAGGGCCGAGAAGGAAGCGCAGTTCGTCGCGTCGCTGGAGACTTACCGGAGGGCCGCGCCGGCCGTAATGGAAGACGAATTCAAGGAGGGATGACATGGCACGATTTATCGGGGTAGGAAAGGAATCGGTATACGGAACGCAGGTCTCGCTCACGGACTACATCAACGCACTCGACGAGAGCTACAGCATCGACAACAGCGTCGATGCTGAGCCTTTGATGGGGACGAGATACAAGGAGAAGCCCGTACCCGGCCCGGCAAAGGTCAAGGGCGGCTTCAAGTGCTACGCCGAGACCGAGAACATCGGAAGGCTCCTCCACGCTCTCATGGGTTCCGCCTCTGACACCATCACCACCACCGAGGCAGGCGTCTACCTGCATACTATGATCCCCTCGCAGACCTCCCAGCCTCTCACGCTCGCCGTAGGAGGCGATGTAACCGCAGGACAGAAGTCCATGCCGGGCTCCATCGCCAAGAAGCTCAAGGTCACGCTGAGCCCCAAGGGAAAGGTCCTCTGCGAGTGGGAAACCGTCGGCAAGACGATGCTCATAGACTCTTTGGCGACCCCCACCTTCTCCATCAAGAAGCCCTATCACAACGTCCACGCCCTCTGCAAGATAGGAGGCGCAACAATCGCCCGCATCAAGGGCATGACGATGGAGATTGAGAACAAGGTCACGGAGGACGACTTCGCCCACGGCAACAGGACTCTCTACTCCTGCAACTTCCAGGAGCTGACCGTGAAGGGCACCATCGACCTGTTCTTCGATGCAATAGATCAGTGGAAGATGTTCATGGGCAAATCGACCGCACTCGCGCCGGACGTCTACCTGACCCCGCAGGCGATCGCAATCGAGCTCATCCACAACGAGCTGGCCGGAGCAACGGCGTATCCATTCCTCAAGTTCCAGATCGTGGAAGCAATCTACAACACACACAAGGCGAACATCAACAAGCGCGACAGGACCATCGAGAACATCGAGTATGAGATGGTCCTCCCGGTGGCGGGCACGAATCCGTTCACCATACTCTACCAGAATACCGTGACTCCCGCGTACAACTGATCACGCTCCGACATTGGCCTCGGAAATCCCTTCCCGGAGGGGTCGATGACGGCAAAAGCCCGAGGCCCATCAAGCTCGTAGCCTTTCCCACGAGGGCGATGAAGGCGAAAGCCCGAGCCCATCACAGTCCACCGAGGACAATAGCAGGAAGGGAGGAAGGGAAATGAACGCAAGGGACAAGCACGCAGAAAAGATAAAGGCTTACAACGAGAGCCGACCGAGGATAACCATCACGACGAAGATGGGCACCGATTTCATACTGAGAAAACTCGATGCCGTAGAAGTCGTGAAGGTGTTCGACATCCTGGGCGTCAGCATGGACGAGATCGCCACGTCAAAGAGCGAGGTCTTGGGCGCCAAGATGCTCGCGCATCTGGACGAGATACTCGACAAGGTCGTCCGCCCGATGTCCGTCTCGCCGCGCCTGATGCCAAGCGGGACCGTAGCCACCGGCGAGGACGATCTGAGTGTCGACGACCTGGAAGCGATTGAGAAGTCCGAACTCATCCAGAAGCTCGTCGATGCCTCGCAGGGTGCGGAGGGCAAAGCCCTGGGCGAATCCTTTCGCCCAGACGCCTCACGGCAAACTGGCGGGCCTGATGTCCGTTAAACTCGGGATGCTCCCCTCTCAGATCCTCGACCCCGAAGGTATCCACCTCTCGGGGCTCGACAGGCTCATGTTCGACGGCATCCTGGTCGGCAAAGGCGCAGAAGAGGAGAAACTGGCCTCGGGGGATGACAAGGACCTTCCCGCGGCAACCAGGGCGCAGCACGAACTGGCTCAGATAGACAATACGGAATATGACGAGCTGGAGAAGCTCAAGGAGCAGATGAGGCAAGATGGCAGGAGACCAGGTTGAGGTCGGAATACTCCTCAAGGCCGTAGATGAGGCCAGCGACACGCTCAAGAGCGCCGGCGACAGCATAAAGTCCCTCGGGGATAAGGCCAACGAAGCCGCCGGCGACGCGACAGGGATGGGCAATGCGGTCTCATCGTCATCGGGTAAGGTCGCCAACTCCTTCGCCACCGCCAACAAAGCTGCAATAGAGCACGGCCGCGAAGTCAAGACCATGAACAAGGAATACAAGCTCGCAAACATGGAGCAGATTCTGATGGCCCAGAACCTGGCCCATGTCGGCGGGCAGATGAAGTCCTGGGGAGCCAATTTCAAGGGCTCTACCGATCTCATCGGGAACGGGCTCAAGGGAATGTACGACTGGCTCGGCAAGGTGAATCCGGCTCTCTCAGGTATGCTCGGGACAGGGCTCCAACTTATCGGGACCATGGCGACCATGTACGCCTCATATCTTCAATCCTCATTAGCCCTCGGGAAGCTCCTTCTCGCCATCACCGGCAAGAGCGCCGCTGAGATATGGGCGACCATCGTCGGGTGGGGCCACGCGGCCGCGCAGTGGGCCGTCAACGCCGCCATGTACGCCTGCCCCATAGTCTGGATCATTGCCATCATCATCGCCCTCATAGCCGTCATCTATCTTCTTATCACGAACTGGGACAAGGTCACGAAAGCATTCGGCGACTTTGGGAACTGGGCAAAGAAAGGGCTAGGAGACGCCTGGAAGGGCATTACCGAATGGTGCTCCAATGTCAGCAAGGCGATGGGCAATGCCTGGGATGGAATGAAGAAGGGCGCGGGCGATGCCGTCGCCTGGATCGGGAACCAGTTCAAGGGAATAGCCGACAAGGCCGGCGAGTGGGGTTCGAACCTGGTTAAGGCCTTCGCCGATGGAATGGCCAAGGCGAAGAAATGGCTCGAGGATCAATGCAAGAACATTGGCGACACCATCGGCAATTTCTTCAAAGGACTTTCACCGCCTCCTCAGGGCCCCCTCCACGACATCGATAAGTGGGGCAAGACCCTCGGCGAAACCTACGCAAAAGGCATCAGCGCCAGCGTCCCATCCATTGCCTCAAGCCTGAATAACATGTCCGTGAAGCCCGAGGGTGCGGGTTCATTCGCATACGGGGGCAACGGGATGGTCGTGAACCAGCACATCTATCATGCCGATGAGGACACAATCGCACAGAAGGTCATCGACGCGCTCAAAGGATTACTTACATAGGTGGGAACATGGCAACCGTTCATGTCGTTATACCAGATGCAGGAACCGTCAATTGGTCCGGCGCAGGAGCAATAGGCTCGACCGACATCGTGTCTTTGGAACAGACCGGCGGGAATGATAACGGAACTTTCGTTCTCGATACGGCCGCCGTCTCCTGTGGTGGAATCACCGTTCAGGCCGCGAAGAAAATCACGATAAAGGCCACCAACAACGGAACGGTCAACATCAACGGCAATTGGACGAACCTCTGGAAGATATGGCTGACCGGAACGAGTATCATCAAGTGTGACGCCAGCATCGCCGCGGCGGATTGTCTTCTCAATTGGCAAAGCGTCGCGACGGTCGTAGGAATCGTCTCTGTCATCGGCGCCAAGATCCAGCTCGTCGGGACGGCCGCATACCGCATCCTGATGTACGAGACCGGCATGATCGGCGGGACGAATCATCTCCCAACCCTCATCGGTTACACCTATGGGGTCATCACCGGCAACGCCGGCATCATCGATGCGACCTACACCTACATTCTCGGCGGCGACCACCTCCACGGCCGGAACGCCAACGAGACTCTCGTCCTCACGGATTCGGCCCTCATCTTCAACGTTGTGACCGAGCCGGAGGAGGAGATAATCGCCGGAACTCTCACCATGGTCCGCTCCGTCATTGGCAGTTACCTCGCCAAGGTCTACTACATCAAGCCGACCGGGGCGCTCTCGGTCACCCGCGGCTGGTTCGACAATCTCCTCCCGACGTTCTACTCGGCATCATACTATGTCGTCCTCCTGAATCGGACCACCAAATGCCAGGTCAAGTTCCGAGCCCTCGAAATCATAGATGATTCATTCCTCGGAAGCGACGGCTCCTATATCGAGATTACCGGCCACAAATCATCATATGTCATCGTCCAGGGCTCGGCACGTTATTCGACCTGGTGGGACCATCCCCTTGCTCAGCGAAAGTTCCTTGCCCAGCTCATGGACCTTAAAGCAGCCGCCGGCGAGCTCGTCAAGTTCACCTGGCATGAAGGGCATTTCCCCAAAGCATTCCTCCGGGAACACGACGACAACATCGATCCTGGAATGGACTTCTACACAGGAAAGTACGATTTCCAGTTCAATGTGATCGAGGCTCCTTACAACTGAGGTGAGCAAGTGACGAGGCAGGGCTATAAGTTCGAGTACAAGGTCCTCATCGGGGCCAAATCCTCGGAGACGGATAAGATTTATCTCAAGGAATGGATAACCAGCGATGCTCGCAACGACATTCCGCAATTCGAGTTCACGCTCGTTGATACCACAGATGCCGAGACGATCATCGAGGGGCAGACCGTCGAGTTCTACCGTAGGGAATACGGCGAAGGTAGTTGGGGAGATTCCTTCTTCATCGGAGAAGTCCGGTCAGTGGAGAAACCCCTCCGTGCCGACACGGTCATCGTGCGGGGCATCGGATTACTCGGCCGGTGCCTGGAGAAGAACATTCCCCATGCGAGTTGGGGTAACACGCATATCGTGGACGAGGCCATCCCCATCACCTTTGCCATAGCCAACGGAAAAGTCTCCCGTATTTCCGGCGAACTCGATAACGATCTCGCCCCCCAGGTCCCGCTCGAAAGGCTCCGGTATCTGAAAATGGAGGAAGGGATCTGGGGCTTCAACGGCATCCCATCCACATTCATTATCTACGACACCGGCGCCGCCTCGAGAAAGGTCGCCCAATCCTTCATCGGCCATGCCAGTGAACTCCGCAAGATGTGGCTCAAAGGATACCAGGACGCCGCCAACAACGCCGACCTCATCTTCGAGATCCAGACCGACAACCAGGGCGTCCCAAGTGGTACAGTGGTCGCAACCTACACAATGTCCAGGGCCACCTGGGGCGCCGGCGTCGGGAACGAGGCCTGGATGGAAGTGAACTTCCTCGCCAATGTCGCGGACCCGACAACCCTCCGCCTATGGGCTGGGGGCACATACTGGATCGTTATGCGCGTCTCGGCCCAAGGCGCAAACAACTCATTCACAATCGAATGCACCGATTCGACCTTTGGCCCCAACAACACCAGGGCCAAGGAGAGCGTCAATGCCGCGGCCTACGCCCTCAACGCCAACAAGGCGGCCGTCATCTTCGGACTCGATTTCGAGAGTGAATGGATCGACCTCGATTACACCAAGCGGGAATACTGGGTCGAGCAGCTCAAGAATGGCAACCAGACACTCTTCCTTCTACGTCAGGATGTCACGGCCTGGGATGTCGGTGGGAAGTTCGACTGGAAGAAGGATGCGCCAATGGTCTTCTCGGGCCAGCCGATAATCCGCGCCACATACTGGAAGGGAACGATCACCTACGCCACCGCCTTGCAGAAATGGGCCGAGGCGGTCGCATCCGACATCTACCTCACATTGAACATCACCCTCACCGAACCTAGCCTCAAGCAGTTCTGCCTCCAGTTGGAGAACACCACTGGCATGGACGCGCTCAAGTCCATGCTCCAGTATTGTCCCGTGGTGGTCCGCATCTACAAGAACGCCGCCGGCAACATCATCATGGACATCAAGGACGCCCTGGCCCCCACGGCGGCCGTCTGGAACGCCACCTACAACGCCACACAGAAAGGGCTCCGTACCTTCTACGATGGCCGAGACTCGCCGGCAAGCCAAGCCTACGTCCGTATCGTGGACGGCAAGGTCTTCCACAACCTCACCAGCAAGAAGGAGTCGCTCATCGTCAAGGACAGCGGCGGGAATATCATCTCGGCCGTTGGAAGCATAGGTGGGAGTGGCAAGAGCACCCTACTCTCCGGAACAACCATCATCGGCGGTGCAGGTTCGGTATTCAATCCATCCAACACCCTGGCCGCTTCCACCTGCATCGAAACCGCAGTAGTCGCAGATGTCGGTGGAAGTATCCAACTCGAAGGAATCGACCAATCCATCCTCCAAGGGCCATTCCGCTGGTGCAATGAACTCTGCTATGTCAAGATCAGCCGGAAAGGCATCGATGGTTACTATGCCGTCTCCGGCATCAAATGGTCCGGTGGAACAGGGAAGCCGACCAAGCTCGAATTGGCGTTCATCAACCAGATATACACGACTTCATTCGTCACGACTGACAAAGCCGTTGGGTTGATGGGCAGCGGCCTGTCTTTGGTCAAGACCAAGGACTTGCCGGGTGGGTCAACTTTCCAACTGGGCGTAATCAAGGCTGGCGTCAGTCGCAATGGTGTTGATGGCAAGTCTACCAGCAAACTCTATCCCGCTGGTGTGAGCGATTGCCCCACCTCCGGGATTGAGGACATCAGCGGTTCGGGCATCAGCACTCGGGCCGATATGCCAATCATGCACAGGGACGGGACGCACACCTATCTCCCCGCAAAGGTCTACAGCATCCAGATTGGAACGGGAGCCCCAGGTGGCGGCAATCTGGGGCACAAGGTCGCCGAGGTCCTCGCCCAAGCAGTAGGATTACCTACTGGATATGTGGTCATTCAGGCAAAGTTCAGGGTCGAGGACCTGCTTCTCTCATCGACCTGGCCCCAGACCATCACGGAGTTCGCACTGGCCTACAGTGATGACAACTTCGGTGCGAACAAGGTCCAGGTCGGCGCCTACACCGTTGGATCTCCAGGAGCCGGAAAGAGCACCTTCGGCATCCAGCCGGATTTGATACCTGGGCGACGTGTTACGGTAGCCATACAGGTCACGCACAATTGAGGGACCACAAGTTACTTGTAAAGCTGTTGCAATACTCAGGTGGTGAACTTAATGAAAAATGAAAATTCCAATACAGGACAGGAACAGACAAAACCCAAGATGCCGAATAAGAAACTGATGATCATCGGCGGAATCGTCTTGGTCGTGGTCGTGTTATTCGGGTGCGCCATCGCCGGATTTTTCGGGAACGGTTCCACAAAATCCGTCTCAATCGAAATCAAGTACAGTGGACCTTGGACGGGCTCAATAGGCGATTCAAATGGCCAGAGGTCGATTCAGGGAACGGGGTCGCATTCCTATGATGTTAAGAGCGGGATTGTTACCGCCGTCATCCAGAAATCCGATAATGGAACCACTCCCTTAACGGTGAACATCCTCGAAGGCGATAATATCGTTGAGACTCAAACCACCACAGCGGAATATGGTGTGGTATCGGTCTCACATTCGTTCTGAGAATGTTGGGAGAAGGGTCGGCTCCGGAAGGGCGCCCTTCCTCCCCGGCGGGAAGCGCCGCCGTGGTAGATTAATATATATTGTTCAGAATATAAATAACTTATAGGTCGAAACTCGAAAGACAAAGGTTAATTATGCTCGGGTCAATGAAGTTTGAAGAAACGGGCTGTGATGGATTATGAAGATCCCAAAAGAGATACTGGTGGTTATTGTCGGTTCATTGATGTTGGTTTCAATATTATCAACTTTCTTTTTGTTTGCGCCTCATCAACAAACACCCAAGATTAATGAACCACCGATACCAGTCATTTTATCTCAACCCACGAAGTTCCTGAAAAATGGTTTCTGGCTCGAATGGTCCCCAAATTTGGATAAGGATTTCTTTAGATATGAATTGCACATGGGCACAATTAATGGTTTCTTCATTGGTACAACAACACGAATGGATTCCATAATTGAACAAGAGCATGCCTATAGTTTCGTTGAGAATCTTACTTCATCCACTAAATATTTCTTTAAGGTCCGAACATTCGATATTGGCGGCCTTTATTCCGATTCCAATCAAGTTGATGGAACGACCCCACCACAACCTAAACCAGTCTTTCTCTCATCTCCATCGGATGTTAAAGCAACTTCGATCTCCCTAATATGGTCCGTGAGTAATGATGAGGATTTCAGAGAATATGATGTCGCCGGTTCAACAGATCCGAATTTTAAAATCACCTCAGAAGACACCTTTACCACAATCAATGACCAAGAAAAGACGAGTTATACTATTACCGGTCTTTCATCCAACACTACATATTATTTCAAAATTCGCACCCGTGATGGATATGGTTCATATCTCGATTCTAATAAAGTTGATTCTACGACCCCTATCATCACCGTCAAAATCGATTATGATGGTAATTGGACCGGTTCAATACTCGATGACACAGGAAGCAGATCCGTGGATGGCACCGGGGCTAAATCATTCACCATGGTGGGCGGAATTATTGTTGCCAACTTCCAGAAACATGATGATAGTTCAGATACATTGACAGTCCAAATTCTCGAAGGCAATATTCCAGTGGAGAGCCAAAGTACGACAGCGGAATATGGATTGGCAATGGTTTCACATTCATTTTGAATTCTATCGAACTACTGAATTTCCTTTTTCCCTTTAAGGCGATTCTTTCTATTCTCAGCCTGCTCATCGAGATACTTCTTAATCTCGGCAGCCGTGGCCTTTCGTACAGATACATGGATACCGGGTTCATATTCGATATGCCACATTAGATAATTGCCCGGATCCACCCCCAACGCTCCAGCCGCCCGGGTTGGAATGGTCGCAGAAACACTATGCTTACCTCTACCCTTGGAATTACCCCAACTCCTGGTTATGATGTTGTCGGGCGCCATTCGTTTCATGATTTAGGAAATGTTCTGACGATATATAGTCTTTGTTACAATATCAGTGATTGCGCTTGACAATGTGCCTGTGAATGCACATACAAAGGTACTAATACCTGCGAGATGATGGAGGTTCACCCGCAAGGGGAATGGGGGACACAAGCATGACGAACGACAGCAACGGGCCGAGCGCCCGAGAAGGAATCGCCTCAGAACTTTCGAACGAGCAGCGCCTCGCTCTCAGGGCGATGGCAGAGGCGAATACCGGCAGCATCTTCATTGACGGTGATTTCGTCTGGCGAGAGGACATCCGCAATAGCCAGGAGAAGGCTGTGGCGGTCCTCAAGGCCCTCAGCAAAGACAGAGAAGACCTCCTGACTATCCGCAGGGCTTTGGTTCCGATGGCCGTCAACATTCTGCCCGAGAAGGATGACGAGACGGTGCAACAGGAAGCCGTGGAGCGTCGCCGAGAGAGGCAGGAACGCGCATACGAAGACCAAAGAATCTGGGAACGGACGGGGTGATCTCATGTCCACAACCCGCGTCTGCCAGGGCGACGGAATCTGCGTCTATGCCCGCAAGTCCGAACCCGAGTACGAGCCCTGCGTCATCACCACAAGGCTACCCACCGACTTCTGGAACCTCCAAGGCGAGTGCCTCTATGACTGCGATAGGAAGGTCATCTGGAAGATTCAAGAACCTCAGAAGCGCAGGAAGCACAAGGGGGTGGGGTGAATGGACTCCGAACTCTACCTCAGGCTCCTCGCCCAGATCGCCAAGGCGCGCCGCGAACTCCAGGACACCGAGGGCGCCTACGAGGCCGGCATGACCAAGGCCCGCACCGAACTCGCCCCCATCGCCGATCTCATGAACCAGAGGCGGGAATCCCTCAGCGTCGCCGAGACCTCTCTCAGGTCCCTGGTCCTCGACGAGTACAAACTCAGCGGCCAGAAGAAGTTCCCCCTGGGCACCGAGATCAAGGTCTACGAGACACTGACCTACGATGAGGCCAAGGCCCTGGATTGGTGCAACGCCAACTTCCAGGTCGCCATAGACAAGAAGCTCAACAAGCGTTCCTTCGAGGCCTACGCCAAGGCCCAGATCATCCCGGGCCTGGTCGAGGTCGTGAAGACCCCCAAGGCTCTCCTCCCCACCAAGATAGTCCTGGAGGAGCCCAAGGAGCCAACCTCGGCCGTCCCACCTCAGGGGGCATCCCAATGACTGACTCTCAAGGCATGGCACGGCCTGGCGCGGCGGGGCCCGGCGAGGCAAGGCAAGGCGTGGAGAACGTCCTCGATATAATCGAGGTGGTGGCCTCGGCGGAGAGGAAGATAAACATCGGGAACTATGAATCCGTAGGTGTCTTCTTCTCGGCCAAGGCCACGGTCCCAAGACAAGCGGATCCCACCACCATCTCCATCTTACTCCAGGCCTTCGTTGCGAGGCAGGCGGACCTCGAGGAAGACCGGATAAGGAACCCTCACAAGGAAGAACTACATCTGGCGGGGCCGGACAAGCCCCCTGTGTCTCCCAAGCCATTAGGCGAGGCGAATCCGACCCCGCCGGCCCAAAAGGGGGAAGGAGTAGGTCATCCGACATCCCAGGAGAACAACCAGCCCTCTGGTGGCATCCAGGTGCCCAACCAGGGGGCCTCAAACGGGGCCTCAGGGACAAAGAGCTACTTCACCCCCATAGGCGACCTACAAAAGGCCCAGGACAAGCCACAGCCCAAGGAACAGGGCCAGGGAGCCCCCATCTGCCCCACCCACGGAACCGCCATGCGCAAGTCCAAGGCCCCCGGCAAGGACGGGACCTGGTGGTTCTGCCCCAAGAAGATAGGAACGGGACCCAAGGACTACTGCAAGGAGAGGATGTAATTGTCTTTATTCATTTCCAAGGAGGCGCGGAAGGCCCGGAGGATCGCTTTGAAGGAGCAGTTGGGGGCTTCCCGCGTCCAGAAGCGCCACATCGAGCTCCAGGAGTACCAGGAACGGGCGAAGGCGGCAAGGGCCAGGGCAAGACTCGACCGGGAAGGAAAGACCTGCGGGAACTGCGCCAACTTCTCGGGCCATCTCTGCAACCAGGTGGATTTCGAGATGCCGGAAGGAATGGAGGGCGCTGGCATAAAACCATCCGCTCCCGCGAAGGCGATGTGCGACGAGGAATATTGGGAGCCCAAGGAGCGTGCGTAGATGGCCGACATCCCCACGCAGCCCACGGTCTTCGGATATGACCCCCTCCGCCCGACACAGCATCTCTCGATGGACAGGCTCAGGATACGGGGCGAATCCTACGGGGACAAGGTGACGCCCAACGGGACCATCTCGGTGCCCAAGGTCATCACCTACGGCTTCGGCAAGAGGCGCTGGCGGGTCCTGGTCCTCGACGTCATCGAGCTCCCCCTCCAGGGCTCAAAAGACCCAGACCCACCGATCCCGCCCAACGACAGGGCGTTCCTCTACGACGAGGTCATGGCCCAGCGGGAACGGGCCCGCATCGCCGAGAGGCGGGTCAAGGAGCTGGAGAAACGGTGATCCTGCGCGACAAGGCAATGGCCGGCCTGGGCGGCGGGCTCGCCTCACGCGTCACCGAGCTGGAGGAGAAGCTGAAAGAATGTGAGGCCGCCTTCGAGGCCGGAGAGCAAGATAGGG